CAGCGTCATGGCTCTCTCGCTCTGGCTCTTCATCATGTCCAGATCGTAAATACTGTTCACCTGTACAGTTCCGTTATTCCGGTATTTAAGTGCTTGCATGTCGTCATGCTCCGTGGTTAGCATACTGGCATTCGAGTGCCGTTATTCCGGTATTGACAGGGAATCGTGATGTTTATCGATTGGTTGACAGTTTCTCAGGAGCATTCGCACGACCTGCCGGTCGTTTGCGATGTCTTCACGCTCACCATCGATGCGAACACGAACGAAGTTCTTTCGACCCGTCAGCCTCGCTTCAAGCATGAGGCTAGTTACTCGACCTCCGTCACGATTCACGTTCAGGGCCGGAAAATTCGAGTCGAGGGCAACCCAAGCCGGGTAGGGCGCCTGGACAACCTGTTCGGCTTTTCGACCATCGAGCAGTGCGTTTCCGTCTACAACCAGCTTTTGGCTGAGTACGGCCTGCCGGGCTTCACCCGCTGCACCCGCGTTGATCTTCGTGACGGTGCTTCCGGCTCGAAGTCCGGCGACCGTGTTGCAGACGGCGCCAAGATCGAGCGGATCGACTTGACCACGAACGTATCGGTAGGTGAGGGCAACGTGCTGGCCTATCTGCGCGGCGTTTCTTCTCAGCGCATCGGGCACAGCATTGGGTTTCTCTATCCCAACGGCCGAACTGTCACGTGGACCCCTAAGGGCAACGGCAAAGGCGGGCGCCTTCAGTACCGCAAGGGCTATGACAAAGCCTTTGAGCTTGATCAGAACCTCATTCCCAAGATTAAGCGCCTCTACGGCGATCAATCACCCGAGTTCCTGTATGTGCAGCGCGTCCGCGACTACTGCGCCCTTCACGGCGTGGTCCGCATGGAGCAGGAACTGAAGAACGAGTTTTTACAGCGCGAGTGCCTTGCTTACTGGGGCCTCTTTGATGAACGGCGTTTTGCCGAACTCCACGACGAGTTTTTACAGATTGATAACCGGCTGAAGGTTACCGCTATGGACATGATGAGCATCGCTGACAAGTTGATTGAGGAGGGCATCTGTAAGGGCAGGGCCTCCGCCAACGCCACTGCGTCTCATGCAATTCTCTGGATGCACGGCCAGCCTCACAACGTCTCCCAGCGCGCCTTTGAAACTCACGCCGCGCGCCTCAACCGTATCGGCATCAACATCCGCAACGCCTGCGATACCTCGCGCTTCGCGCCGGTCTTCGTCCGTCAGGCCCGCGAAATCACCAAGTCCACCGTGCTGGCAATCCCGAGCTGGTACCAGCGCCCGAACCATCTGCAGGTGGCTGCATGATCGTTCTCGACGCGCTGTTGATCTTTGCCTTTGGCCTCATGGTTGGCTTCGGACTGGCCATCTACCTGGGGCCTTCCAAATGACGCTCTCGTACCTAGCCGATCTTCCGCTTCTCGAAGGCGCTGAGCACTCTTGCCCGCGCTGCCAAGGCGTTCAGACCGCTGATGACATTCTCGAAATCACCGTCACCGACACCCGCGAAATTCAATGGGGCTGCTCCTTTTGCGGTGCTTTCAGCCCGGTCTACGAATGGGAGGTCTGCGTCTGATGATCTCCGCGACCGTCTCCCTGTTCGCAACTCTCGCCGGTGGCGCTATCGCGCTCTACCTCGTGCGTTTGGAGTTCCGCCCATGAACGTTAAGGCGCGCCTCTATTTTCGGACCCTCCGCTTTATCGCGCTGAACTGGGGCTTTCCGTTTTTTATGGGCATTGCGACTGCTATCGCCATCGTCACCTATGCCGAAGCCTCGATCCTTGAAGCGCTCGGCGAGGCGTTCGACCAATCCTTTAAAGCGGTGATTCAGTCATGCGCACGGTGAGTTTTCAAGGCACCCAGCTCACCAGCGGCCAGCGCCGGCGTCTTCAAGAGCAACAGCAGGCCCGGCCATTCGTTAACCCGGTTCTGCAGCAGCAAGTAAACGAAACCCTGGCAGCGCTCGATGCTCGCCAGTCCCAGGGCATCAAGCCCGAACGCCAATGGTTCTTGGAACGCCAAGAGCGTGGCACTCCCTGCGTTGCCGACCTGTTCGGCTTTTAAGAGGCACTACCCATGGCTATTACTATCAAGATCGAAACCACCGGCAACTTCCGCACCGGTACTGCTGCTAAGTCCGGCAAGCCCTACTGGATGGCCGAAGCCTTCGCGCATCTGCCGGGCGTTCCGTATCCGCAGAAGTTCAGCTACTACGCAGCCTCCCAGCAGGAAGTGCTGCCGGTCGGCCATTACGAGTGCGACGTTTCCTGCTCGATCAAGGATGACCGGATTCACTTCGAAGTTGACCCGCGCCAAGCCCGTCGCATCGCTAATCCGGCGCCGGCTGCTGTCGCTCCCGCCAAGGTTGCTGGCTGACCATGGCTCTCTGCGTAGAACTGGTCGGCTCGACCCTCACCGCCGTTGGTGAGTATTCCGACCCCTGCTCTGGCTACGCGCTTATGACCGCGCAAGAGTTCGCCAGTACGCCAACGCTGGCGGCGCTCTTCGCAATACCGGAATCAGAGACTGTTCAGACCGCTTTTGCTGCTGGGCTGACTCTGCCGCTAATGCTCTGGCTCTCCGCCTGGGCGTTCGGTGTTGTAGTGAGTTATATCAACTCACGCACCGATGACACTGTAATCAACGAGGATTAAAAAATGGACTTCAGTTCGGTCGTTTCCGCTGTCGATGCTTCCACCATCGTGGCCGCTATTGCTGCTATTGCTGCAATCAAAGTTCTGCCCGGCGTCGCCAAATGGGGCTTCAACAAGGTTATTGGCTGGTTCCGTTAAGAACCACGCTGACGCCTCGCCGGAGGCCCCTTCGGGGGCCTTCTTCGTTTTAGGGGACAAACAATGCTAATTCAATTCGGACTGTTCTTCTGGGGGGCGTTATGCGCTTGGGCAATTATTTCTGGATTCTCGCACTCCTGACTTTCTCTAATGCTGCCAGCGCCGTTGATTTTTACTGGACCCTGCAAGCTGGCGGCACTCAATTTTCCTCTGCTGTCGCAGCATGTCAGAGTCTTGATGGAACGGTTTACTCCACTAATGCTACTTATCGTTATAAGTCCATAACGTGGATATCTCAAACTCAGGCCAATTGCCGTATGCAAATTGTCCGAAATAGCGATGGATTTGTTATCAATCCGGATATTGGTTTCGGTAATGCCACCCGCAATGGCACCTCATGTAAAGACGGTAGTTTGTATGATCCTGAAACCGGTGGTTGTAAGGTCGATAATCCTTGCCTTGTCAAAGCTGGTTTAGAAGCTCCATTTTCAAGGGCTGGCACTGCGCCCGATGAATTTATGAATATTGCGTCTAACGGTTATGGCGTGCCTCAGCGTCAAGGCTGCAAGGATGGTTGCGCCGTTGAGATAACCGATCTCCGGTGTAAGACCTTCACTGCAGGCCCATATCTCTGCCGTGGTCTTATGGGCTATACCGGCCAGCAATGCTCAACCACCGGAACTGGTACTGAGGTAGCTGAAGACGTCAACGAAAACGTCGATCCTGAAACCGTAAAAGAGGACAAGCCGTGCGTATATACGGCGGATGGAGATAAGCAAGTCTGCGAGTCGAAAAAGAGCGAGGAAAACACCGGCCAGTCCTGCGGAACTGTTAATGGAGTTGAAACATGCGTACCCAAGGCGCCGGATAAGAACGGTATTGATATCCGTACCGAGGCGACCACTAAGGCCAATTCTGACGGCACCACGACTACAACGAAAAAAGACACGGCCACTACCACAACCTGTAAAGGCATAAAGAACTGTACAACCACAACGACAACTGTCACGACAACCACGACTAAGAACGCCAATGGTCAAACCACCGGTTCTAGTTCGACATGCTCAGGCCCTCAATGTCCTAGCAAGAGCGGTAATCCTGACGCAGACGGCGACGGCTTCGGTGATTGTGTGGGTGGCAATTGTGGTGGTGCTATGCCCGGTGGCTCAGAAGTCGGTGAGCAAGACTGGTTTACACCCGGTGAAGACACTTTCGGGAGTGTCCTTACTGAGTTTTCGCAGAAGGTCCAACTCCTGCCTGTTAGTGTTCAAACAACCAAATTCCTCACCTTCAATGCATCTGGCGCTTGTCCTCGCTGGAGTGTTTCGACCTGGGTCTTTGACTTCGATTTCGACCAGTTCTGCACGGGCGACATTCCATGGTCTGCAATCGCGGCGGTCATCATCGCAGCTGCGTCGTTTCTCGCATTCCGTATCGCGTTTTTGTGAGGTGAGCAATGGAAATCTTCACACTTGAATTCTGGAAAGGTCTTTGGGATGACTTCACTGAGTACCTTGCTGACCTTCCGATCCAACTTCTCAAGAAGTTTCTCGATGGCGTGCTTGAGGTCCTCGGCACCATCCAGCCGCCTGACTTTATGGGCACGCCTATCAGCGATCACCTTGGACCGACGATGGAGTTCATCGGGTTTTTCCTGAGTCAGTCCGGCATTAGTCAGGCATTCGGCATCTTGCTTGCCGCCGTTCTCTTTCGCCTTGCTCGCAAGGCCATCACCTTGGGGCGTTGGTAATGGCTATTCACTTTCATGAAGGTTTGCCGGGTGCTGGCAAGTCGTATGAGGCATGCGTCTATCACATCTTGCCCGCGCTCAAGTCAGGTCGTCAGGTCATCACCAATATCCGCGGTGTCAATTGGGACAAGTTCGCCGAGCTACTGGACGAGCCTGTCGAGTATGTCCGTATGCTGCTGCTCTACATCGAGCCGGCCGAGCAGGACGGGGAGGCCGCCGACATTGAGCGCGTCAAGAACGAGTTCGCCGATCGCACGCCCGATAACGCCATGATCGTTTGGGATGAGATTCAGGACTATTTTCCGAGCGGTAACTACAAGCTCCCGCTGAATCAGCAGAAGTTCTGGACCGAGCATCGCCATCGCGGGCTTGAAATCGTCATCATGGGTCAGGACCGCGATGACGTGCACAAGATCATCCGCAGCCGGATCGAGGATATTGTTTACTTCCTCAAGCTCCAGGCAGTCGGCCGCCCGAACCAATACAAGTGGGAGCAGCTCCAGAAGCAAGCCAAGGGCCGATTTGTGAAGATCGGTTCAGGTGTCCGCTCGTATGACTCGAAATACTTTGGTCTTTACTCGTCCGTCCGCCGTGAAGGCGTAGGCACTGGCGTTTACCAGACCGGCCGCACAAACGTTCTTAAGAACTCCAGGGCGCTTGCCTTGGGTGTGCCTGCCGCCTTTGTTCTCGCTGGCTATGCCGTGTTTCACCTCATCGGGTTCTTCGGTGGTAGCGGGCCGGTCAATGCTGAACCGTCCAGCAAGGTCACCGTCGCGAAGGCTCAGCCAGTCGTCTACGACCAGCCACCGGCTGGCCTCGTCAATCCTGATCCGCCGTCGCTTCATGTTGTTAGCACAGCGCCTACCGCCGACCAGGGCGAGGAAGCGCACGCCATCGACTACCTGGATAACCTCGCGCAGAAATACACCGTCAGGGCTACCGGCATTATCGACAGCCAGAAGCAAGGTAAGGAACTGATGGGGCAGATCGAATTGCTGGACAGCTCCTACAACGTCAAGGAACGCATGTACGTTCGTGAGGTTGAGGCGATGGGCTGGACTGTTACCCGTACTGGTTATGGCCTGTTGCTCGAAAAACAGGGTGTTTCCCACGTTGCCCGAACATGGCCGCTCGACCTCAAGGGCCGAGTCAACGAGCGCACGGTCCAGAGCCTGTCAGGTTCCCCAAGCGACGTGTCGCGGGGAACCGGACAGGCAGCTTCCCGGCAATCCGATCTCGTCGTTGTCGGAACCGGCAAACCTGGCCACCTGTGGTGATCCATTCATATG